CTCGCTGGCCGCCTCCCCCGCTGCTCCCCCTGCCGTACCCCCAATTCGGCGTGGAGAAGAACACGGGATCGAGCGGCACGGTGGAGGGATAGCTGCGATCAGGGAAGGCCGAGCCGCGCAGGCGCTGGAGGTAGCCCTCGTCAATGGTGAGCTGCTCGGCCCGGCGCGGGTCCGACTCGTAGAGCATGCCCCACTCGACCAGCTGGTGCTGGAGGAAGCTGTCCCACGGGAAGGTGGGGATGTCGGCGTCGTAGGCGATGGTGTCGGTGGGCGACACGTCAGGGGGGAGAAACTTGTAGCGGAAGGTGGCGATGGCCGTGCCCCCGTCAGGCAGCGGCCATGCCTTCCCCACCGGGACGACGTAGTCAATCGTCCAGATCTGCGGGATCAGTCCGGAGACCTCCAGCAGGCGCGAGTCGAAGGTGCGATGGTCCACCTCTTGGACGATGCGGCGCATCGCCTGGCCGTTCGCCTGCACCACCACCAGCGAGCGATCGTCTTCCGGCTTGACGAAATCGGCGGGCAGCACGATCACGCCGTTCGGCAGGATGGTGAGCTGGGTCGAGAGCCAGAGGAAGGGCCAGTCCCACTGCTGGTAGAGATCTTGCAAGATACGGTTCAGCTTGATCCGCGCCTGGGCGAGCATGGTGGTGGAGTTGTTCCCCACCAGCTGCATCGCCTGGTTGATGATCTCGCCGCGCGTCTGCCTCATGCGTCCTCGCCGTCCTCGAAGGGAGCCGGCATGTCGTCGGCGTGCATCCCCTTCTCGGTGAGCCATTCGCGGCGCTCGGCGCAGGCGGCGTCCAGCTCGCGCACCTTCTCGGCCCGGCGCTCGATCATGCGGTCCATCCGCGAGAGGTGGGCGCTGTGGGCGAGGACGACCTTCTCGTTGTGGGCGATCATCGCCTGGCGCATCGAGTCCATGATGGCGGCGTAGGTGCGCTGCGCGTCGGGGAGGGTTTCCTCGTAGCACTCCACCGAGATCTGCTCTTCTTCGGTCACCCGGCGCGTGATGACCACGCGGTAGGGGCCGTAGCGCCAGGGCTCGGCTGCGCCGGCGCGGAGCAGCAGCTCTTTCTTTCTTACCTTATCTCCCATCACCCCATCCCAGTTTCTGAAGACGCAACGATTTCCGTTGCGCGGTCGATTGTAGGACTCCGTCAGGTGCCTCGGCCGGTCCAGTCGTCGCGGCCATCGTCGCGGGCGATGTTGGCGAGGCGAGCGCGCGAGCCGATGGTGCCGAGGTCGATCGAGCGGTTGTTCGCCTGGAGGCGCTGGCGCTCGATGCGCTGGTTCTCCCCGATCAGCCAGAGCAGGTACTGGGCGACCGAGGCGCGGACGTAGTGGATGCCAGGGGGGAAGACGGCCGGGCCGAGGACGAAGGGCTCCCCGGTTACTGACCGGGGGACGGAGACCTCCACGATCGGCTCGCGGGCGTCGCGCACCGCCTGGACGGCGCGCATGGCGCGAGTCAGCTCGACCCGGCGCTGGACGGCGAAGGGGGAGCTGTCGCCAGAGAGGATCTGAAATTCCTCCGTGTAGCGGAGCAGGCGCTTCACCAGGCCCTTGTCCGACAGCTCGGAGAGCGGCTTCGGCTGGCGCTCGACGGGCTCGGGCTCGGCTTCGGGCTCGGGCTCGGCAGCCCGGCGGGGTGGGACCGCCGCCTCCGGTCGGTCCTCAGTACGAGGGGCGCTCTTCCGCCGGGACGGAGGGGCGTCGTCGTCATCGGGAGGATCGGGGCGGCGGGCCATAGGATTCCCTTTCTAGTTGAAGGCCGAGGCAGCTTCGATGCGGGTTCCGAAATCCGGGTTGAGCACCATGGCCTTGAAGAGCTGCTTCCAGCCGGCCTTGGTGCGCTGGGCGAGCGGGTCGGACTCGGATGCCTGCGCCGGAACGATGTAGGTCTTCAGGCTCTCCAGGGTGGTCGCGCCCAAGTAGCCGCGCCCCATCACGTAGGAGATGTGGATGTTGACGGCTGCCGGGGGAGCCGGCGGAGCGACGGGACCGGAGCCGGTGACGACGAAGGCATTGGCCGTGGTCGGTGCGCCGGCCTTGACCAGGTTGACGGTGTCTGCGGTGCCGGCGGTGTGGCGGACGCGGAGCTGGAGGGTCGCCGTGCCGGTGACGCCGTTCATCATGGTGGCGTAGACCTTGTACGAGCCGGTGGGCGCTGCCGCGTTGATGACGGCGGTGGCGGCGAAGACTGCCGCGTTGGTGACCGCCTGCTCGGGAGCGATCTTGGTCTCGAAGCCGGTCTGCGGGTCCATGCCGGTGACCAGCACGCGGACGGTCGAGCCGGCGTCGAAGCCGGTCGCGCCGCCAGGGATGGTCGTGGTGCCGGCTGCCGCGATGGCGTAGTTGCCGGCGGGCATGAGCGAGAGGACGGGGATGTAGTTGGAGCGCTGCCACTCCACGCCCATCCACCGGCCGATCACTGCGTCTTTCAAGGTTTCCGTCTGGCTGAACACTCCCGCGAGCTGGAACGTGCTGTCCTTGCTGATGTCCATCTCGGTGAAGGGATCGACCACGCCGGCGTACTGGCCCTTCGTGCGGGTCGGCGCGCCGGTCGAGCGCAGCCGGGAGACGATCCGGCGCACGTCATCGGTCGCGATGACATCGCCAGCAACCAGCGAAGCGCGGCTGGTCTTGTTGCCGCCAAAGTAGATGTTGGTCGATCCCATCGCCACCTGCTGCACCTCGCGATCGACCAGCTCGTTGTGCTGGAGGGTGAGCAGCTCGCGGGCCTGCTGGACGAGCGGGTGCTTGATGATGAGGACGACGATGTCCGACATCGACACCACGGCACCCCATTGATCGAGCACCGCGTCCACGGTGGAGAGGGTGATCGGGGTGGCGGCCGGGGTGACCGATTCCTCCAGCGGTGCCTCGGGGAGGGGGAGGCGCTCGTAGCGCGTGAATTGGACCGTCTTCCCCGAGCCCGAGGGGATGGTGGACTTTTCGCAGAGCGGCCAGAAGACCGTGTCCTTGTAGGCGCGCTCCAGCAGCTCGTCCATCATGTAGACGGCCAGGATGTCTGGGGACATCGAGCCAGTGGTTGCGAGATTTGGGTCGGTTGCCATGCTCTAGCTCTCCTTTCTGGCTGTTTAGCCGTCTAGCAGTTAGCGAATGGGGGTGTTGCCGTTCTGCTCGAAGAACGCCCGGCGCTCTTCGCGCGTCATGCCCATCAGATCGTCGCCCGAGCGGACGGGCGCTTCCGGCGCGGTGGTCGGGCCACGGACGCTGCGGAGCGAGCCGCCCACCGAGACATCGCGCGAGCGCAGCGCGGCGGGGGAGGCTGGCGCAGAGCGCGGCGCGAATTGCCCCTCGGTGTCCCCACCACCCTGCGCCAGCTTCTCGTAGTTGTTGGCGACCGCGATCCGGTACGCGGTGTCGGGATTCATGTAGCGCCCGGCCTTCTGCTCTTCCGTGCGGATGCGCTTCATCTCGGCAAAGAGCGCGTCGGCGTGCGGGTACTTGGTCCCGTCGCGCAGCATGTGGAGGGACTGGATCTCGTCCGCCTGCTGCTGGATGAGCGCCAGCACCTCCGACGCAGCTTGCCCCAGGTACGCCTGGAGGAAGGGGACGATCAGGTCGCCGTTCTGGTCGATCTCCGTGTCGGCCAGGCCGGCGGCGGCGATCTGCTGGCGGATGTGCGGCGGGATGACGTAGCGCTTGCCAGGCGGCAGCTGTTGGGGCTGCTGCGGCGGCGGCTGCCTGAGCGCGGTGAGCGTCTCTTCCATCACCTGCGCGCGGGCATTCGCGGCAGCGAGATCACGCTCGGCGCGCTGGAGCGCTGCGCCCAGATCCTCGGCCGGCTGTCCCTCGGGTGGTGCGTTGATTCCTTCAGTAGCCATCTTGCTAGCCCTCGAATGTATGGACTGCGGGGTCGTAGGTGCGCTCAGCTTCTTCCTTTGCGGTCTCCGAGGCCAGCAGCTGGGCGTACTGGAGAATCATCTGGGGGCCACCGTGTAGCAGAAGCGAGAGCTGCTGAATAGCGCCCCACCTAGCTTCCAGCGTCTCGCCATCTTTCAATGGGGTAGCGAGCAAGGCTTCGCGCTGGGCTTCGATGCCGGCGCGGAGTCCGAGCCAGATGTCGGAGACCTGGATGGCACGGAGCTGCGCCTGGGCGGCGTCCCCGAAGAGCGGATGCTCGGGCTCGGGGACGGGGGGCTCGGTGACGCCTCGACGGATCATTGCCTTAGTAGAGGCCGCCCATGGGGGGCGGGGGCATGCCGCCACCGGGTGGGAGGCCGCCACCGGGGAGGCCACGACCGCGCTGCATGGCGGCGATCTTCCGGCGCGTCTTCGCCAGCACCGGGCGCTGGCCGATCGCCATGCCGGCACCGGGCGGCGGGGTGCGGCGCGCCTTCGGCTTCTGGGGCGGCTTCGAGCCCCCGAGGTTGGTGCGCGCCTTCCCTGGAGGTGGAACGCGCGTCTGGCCATCGGAGAGGATCGCGGAGGGGGGCGGTTTGCCTTTTGCCATTACTGGATATTCCCTCTAGGGAGACGCCTTTCTATATCTCCCTCGTTGGCGGTCTGCGGCGGTCGGCCAGGGGGCTCGGGCATCACGTTTCTAGAAGGCGTGACTGGGCCGCCGGGTGAGCCTGCGCCATTACCGGGTGGGGCTCCGCCGGGACCGCCACCCTGGCCGACCATCTGGTTCCCGGCTTGCATCCCGGCCATCAGCTGCTGCATCGCCTGCTGCATCTCCTGCTGCTGCTGCGCCTGCTGCTTCATCGCGAAGGAGGCGGCGTGGCGCTGGATGTGCTGGATCAGCTGCTGCTGCACGTCAGGCGGGAGCGACTGCCCCTCGGTCTGGAGGAATTGGTTGTGGACGTGGGCGTGTGCCATGTCGTCGTCCAGCGGAGAGACGGTGACCTCTTCGCCCCGGCCGACCTGGAACAGCTCGTTCTCGATGGTCGCATCGACGGCACGGGTGGGGGTGATGTCCTTGATGATCTGCTGCGCCTCGCGATCCCCGAAGCCGGTGGCCCAGATCTCGCGCAGGAGGTATTTCCAGTCGATGCGGGCGTTGTCCTGGGCAAGAAAGTCTGGGGGGATGCGAGCTAGGATTTGGATGAAATTGAGCATCTGCTGGGTGCGGACGTTCTGGTTGAAGCTGAACGTGGAGCCCTGCCACTCCCAGAGGTAGTTGCCGATCAGGCTGTCGCGCGTGACGGTGGTGTCTACGATCTGGCCGCCGTCCGTGCCGGTGACCCGCAGCGTCTGGTCGCGATCGAGACACTGCTGGTTCAGCATGAACATCCAGTCGAGGGACTCGTTCATCACCCCCTGCTCGATGTTCTCCACCACGTCGCGGACCTGGAGCAGGGCTTCCCCAGACAGGATCGACATGCCGGTGGCCGTCTGTACCGCCCTGCCCCGTGCCCGGCCGCTCGTCTGGAGGCCGGCACCTCCGAAGGGAGCGACGTTGGTCACGTCATTCATCATCGCCACCAGGAAATTGATGACCTGGATGCCGGCCATCGCGCTGTCCTTGGGCGGTTCGATGAATTGCACGTTCGACCGTGGGTCTCGGATGAGCCAGCGCGCGGCGGGAGCCATGCGGATCGAGTCGGGAAACTGCACCGCGTTGGCGTCCATCGCGACGATGGGATTCAACGCGAAGACCAGGCCATCGCCGGTCTGGTTCGCGGTATCATTCATGAAATACTGAAAGTGATCCAGCAGGAAGCAGACGCCATAGCCCCAAAACTCGTTCTGCATCTCCGCGAATTTCGCGGCGAGATAGGGCGGGCGCTGCTTCCACCAGGGATTCTGCCGCACCTGGACGACGGTGTCGTCGCCGCACACCCAGATCTGCCACCACTGCGGCACGTCGGCGGGCGGGTAGGTGTCGGTGTCGTCGGTGGACGGGTCGGCTCCCGAGGCGTCGATCGAGCCGTACCAAGAAATCTTGGTGAAGTCGATGGGCCGCTTCGGGTCGTCGCGCTGCTTATCGGCACGACTGGTGAGGCCACGCGCCTGGAGGCGGAT